ACAAGAAGTAGAAGATTTAAGTGCAGGCCTTAGCGATACAATCAAAGCAGTAGCGGAAGAATTGGAAATTAAACCGAGCTTACTTAAAAAAGCAATTAAAATTGCACAAAAATCTAAATTTGGTGAAACAAATCAAGATCACGAAACTGTTACTGATATTTTAGAAACTGTTGGCCGTACACTTTAATTGAAAGCTAACTATCACAAAACTATTAAGTTCATACAGCATGATTGGAATAGTAACCCATTTAGACTTACAATGGAAACTATTAATTGGGCGTTAAACTTTGCGGTTGCAATGACGTTTACATTAACTGTACCTAATGTTCCGTTATTAGTAGTGTATCCAATGTTCTTTACTGCCCTATCTATTAGTATATATTCTGCTATTAGCCGGGGTAGTTTTGGTATTTTAATAACAAGTATAACTATATTTTTAATCGATTTAGTGGGCTATTACAAGCTATTAGTGTTATAATAAAAGAGTCGTACACTTTACGTACAAGCACAAGGTTAACCGGCCATAAGCGGTAGGAGAGTAAATGAGTTATGTTGACGCATTATTTGACAGGGCAAAAGATCGCATCTATGTTGTAGAAAGAAAAGAAGGCATGCGCGAGTATGTTGAGTATCCAGCAAATTATGTTATGTACATGGATGATCCAAAAGGCAAGTATCGTACAGTATATGACACTCCAGTAAGTCGTTTCAGCACACGTGTTGGTAAGGAATTCCACAAAGAAACACGTATTCAATCGGGCAAGCAAATATGGGAAAGTGATATTAATCCCGTGTTCCGTTGTTTATCAGATAACTATCTCGGAGTCGACTCTCCAAAATTACAAACTGCGTTTTGGGATATTGAAACAGACTTTGACCCAGCACGTGGGTATGCTCCTACCAGCGATCCATTCAATCCTATCACAGCCATATCAGTTTACTTAGATTGGCTAGACAAGTTAGTTACCTTAGTTATTCCGCCCAAAAGCTATAGTTGGGAAACTGCACAGGAAATATGTGACCAATATGAAAACTGTTTTATGTTTGAACGTGAAGCAGACATGTTGGATACATTCCTTAATCTAATTGATGATGCAGATGTCTTAAGTGGCTGGAACAGTGAAGGCTATGATATTCCGTATACTATTGGGCGTGTTACACGTGTACTAAGCAAAGATGACACCAGACGCTTTTGTCTATGGGGTCAGTACCCAAAACAGCGTGAATTTGAACGTTTTGGTGCCGCAAACATTACTTTTGACTTGATTGGTAGGGTGCATTTAGACTATATGCAACTGTACCGTAAATATACCTATGAAGAACGACATAGTTATAGTTTGGATGCTATTGGTGAATATGAACTAGATGAGCGCAAGGTTGCTTATGAAGGTACATTGGATCAACTATACAACAAAGACTTTCCTAAGTTTATTGACTATAACCGTCAAGATACTATGTTGCTGGGCAAACTAGACAAGAAGTTACGCTTCCTAGATCTAGCTAACGAACTAGCACATGATAATACTGTATTACTACAAACGACTATGGGTGCTGTGGCAGTTACTGAACAGGCTATTATCAACGAAGCACATCAACAAGGCTTAATTGTGCCTAATCGTAAAAACAGAGACGATATGGGCGATACACAAGCGGCAGGTGCTTATGTAGCAACTCCAAAAGCAGGCATGCATGATTGGATTGGTTCAGTTGATATTAACTCACTATACCCAAGTGCGATTCGTGCCTTGAACATGGGCCCAGAGTCAATCATTGGACAGATACGTCCGATTATGACAGACCATTACATCAATGAAAAGATGGCTAATAAGTCAAGTTTCGCTGATGCGTGGGAGGGCTTGTTTGCTACCTTAGAGTATACTGCGGTTATGGAAGGTAAGGAAGGTGTTGAACTTACCATCGATTGGGAAACATCCGGTGAAAGTACTGTACACAGTGCGGCAGAAGTTTGGAAATTAATATTCGACAGTAATCAACCATGGATACTCAGTGCCAATGGTACTATCTTTAGCTTTGAGAAAGAAGCAGTTGTTCCAGGCTTGCTTAAACGTTGGTATGCTGAACGTAAAGAACTACAGGCCAAGATGCGTTCATGTACAGATCCAGAAGAGATTGCATTCTGGGATAAACGACAGTTGGTTAAGAAGATTAACTTGAACAGTTTGTATGGTGCCTTATTGAATCCGGGCTGTCGTTTCTTCGACAAGCGTATCGGACAATCAACTACCTTAACTGGCAGAACTATTGCTCGACACATGGATGCGTTTATTAATGAATGTATCACAGGAGTGTATGATCACACCGGCGATGCTATTATCTACGGTGATACTGACTCTTGTTATTTTAGTGCATGGCCAATGGTTAAAGATGAAGTTGCTGCAGGTAACATGGAATGGAATGCTGGCATTGCTATTAAACTGTACGATGACATTTCGGATCAGGTTAACGAGAGTTTTCCTGCTATGATGGAACGTGCGTTTCACGTGCCGCGTAGTATGGGCAGTGTGATCAAGGGCGGCCGTGAGCTAGTTGCAAGTAAAGGTTTGTTTATTAAAAAGAAACGCTATGCTGTGCTGATCACAGACTTAGATGGTAAACGTATGGATACACATGGCAAGCCAGGTAAAGTTAAAGCTATGGGCTTAGATTTGAAACGCAGTGATACTCCAAAAGTTGTACAGGATTTCTTAAGTGATATTTTATTAGCGACACTTACTGGTGTAGATAAGACTGCTATTATTGATATGGTACGTGAGTTTAAACTAGCTTTCCAGGATAGGCCAGCTTGGGAAAAAGGTACACCTAAACGTGTAAACAATCTAACTAAGTTTACCAAAGCAGAAGAACGTGAAGGTCGTGCTAATATGCCTGGTCATGTACGTGCGGCAATGAACTGGAATAACCTAAAGCGTATGCACGGCGATAACTATTCAATTAGTATTGTTGATGGTATGAAGACTATTGTGTGTAAACTTAAAGATAATCCAATTGGATTTACTAGTGTAGGCTATCCAACAGATGGCACCCATATTCCACAGTGGTTTAAGGACTTGCCATTTGACAATGACCTAATGGAGTCGACAATTGTTGATCAAAAAGTAGAAAACTTACTTGGTGTGCTTAAATGGAATATTACAGAAAGTACAGACATTAAAACTACATTTGATGCATTGTTTAGTTTTGACTAATGAATGATCTACAGAAAAAATTAGATGAATTGATCTTATTACAAGAACAATTAGTTCAACTGGTTAATACAGAAAAATTCAACGATGCATTTTCTATAGACTCTGATATTGTTTACACAGGTAAAGTACAGGTAGTTGCAAAAAAATATCAGCGAACCCTAAAAGAAAATACTATCGAATTTAATAGTTTACGTATGCAAAGTCAAAGATTGGCTAAAGAAAGTCAACGATTGGCTAAAGAAAGTCAAAGATTAGCTAAAGAAAGTCAAAGATTAGCTAAAGAAAGTCGGCAGTTAACGATAACAAGTGTTAAATCTTTTAAAAATAAAAATAATACAAATATAGATAATAGTATTAATTCTATAAAAATATTAATTAACAAAATTGAAACAGATATTAGTCTAGTAACTACAGATTTAACAGATCTAATTAAAAAGAATAAAATTAATAATTTATGCGAATCTAACGAATTTATACAGGTATTTTTAGAAACATATTTAAACACAGGTAAAATTTTATTTAATGATACTACATTAGATACAGTATTAGTTAAAATTAAAAGTTATTGCGATTGGCATTATCCCGGATTGCAAGTTAATCCGTTATCAAAAGAATGGGTTGATTGTATGGTGGCTGCTGATCCGTTGTACCTATTAGATCACGAATCTGTTCCTATTAATAACGAGGAAGTTTATCTCAGAGAAAATTCAGTACTAGACATAATTACTAATTATCCCGTAGAATATCAAAAACGTTTACGATTATATGCAGATAAAAATCAAACTTTTTATGCCCTGCCTCAGAACCAATTTGGAGTTATTGCCTGTTGTGATTTTCTAAATTTTTTCAATATTAGTTTTATTAATTCTTATCTTTTTACATTTTTAAACTTATTGCGGCCAGGAGGAAATTTAGTATGTACTATACAGCTTAACCATCCATGTATAGTTAATACCCTAGTTGAACAACAATACTTTAACTATGCTGCTAAGTTAGTAATACAAAAATTATTTAACAATATTGGATATGAAATTACATCAATACAAGACTTAATGCCCGATACCACTAATTGGGAATGTATCCTGTTAATAGAAGCTCGTCGACCCGGAATACTAGTTACATCAAAAGCGCATCAGGTATTAGGTTCGGTTATTACAAAATAATTTTACCATACCTCTTGCATTTTCTAAATACATCATATACACTAAATTATAACACTTTATTAGGAGAACTACATGCGTGATCATTTATTAGACATCGTTAAAAATACTTATGGACTAGGTATTATTGACCTAGTTAAGATAACAGGTACAGATACAGAAACAAGTATTGAAGCAATTGCT